ATGCCGACGTTGCCTGACGTATCAAGCACTATGCCGTCATTGAAAGTCACAGCACTCCCAGCCGAAATACCAGAGTCATACGATATAATAAATTTATCAGAGGCTTTGCCTATCTTAAAATTTGACCCAGCATCAGATGATTTCCAGTCGCCATCAAAATATGAATCAAATAACAAATGTACACTATCGTGACCCCAGTTTAATTGCTGAAACAAGGGGTAATCATCAGAAGCAGTAGTATATTGAACATGAGGACCAGCAGAACTTGTATTAGTCCCATCTATTGCTAATTTAGCATATCCTACACCGCCATGAGGAACTGTCGCAGTTCCAATGCCGACGTTGCCGCCGGCAAATTGAAGTGCTAAATTAGTATAAGCCGCTTCTCCTCCATTGAGAGAATTTATATATGTATAAGACGAATTACTGGCGGGTACACCTATAATTAAATTTGCTCCAGTTGAAGAAGACACGAAGTCTGAACCTGTCACACTAATTGACGTAGTTGAAGAAGCCGCTTTGATATCTACTAAATGTCTTGGAGCCGCAGTTCCTATGCCAATGCGATTATTCGATGCATCTATTGAAAGAGTGTTAGAATCAAAGTTCAGAGCATCTACTGCCGCATTAAGCGTTATGTCTTTAGTAGCATCTGATAAATCAATTACATCAGCAGTTATATTTAATGCTGTCCCTGCCGCTATTGTTAAATCAGTTCCGTCTGATGATATGCTTTCCCCGCCTCTATCATAAAAGTACAGAGTATCTACTACTCGCACATCACCATCTAATACATCTAAAGCTGTTGCCCCATTTGTTCCAGTAATCTGTAAAACTTCTTCAGAGGCATCCCAAGTAAGATTGTTTCCAGCAGTGCCACTATGAAATATTACATCTGACCCTGAACCATCTGAGCCTACCGTAAGCGTTCCGCTTATGCTTGAATTGCCAGTTATAATTTCATCAAAGGATAGACTGCCGCCTCCATTTACTTGTATATCGCCAGTAATAACCAAATCACCATCAATCGTCCCGCCATTACCAAAGTCTTCTACAATGGCTTTTACCATAGTGCTCTGCATCTTATATCTCCACTATGCGTACAGACCCAGTGTCTGTAGTGGTTGAGTTATGATTGAAATAGATATTGTTCCCCAGACCTCTGGGCACAGTAAGAAAAGTAAGAGTATTCTTAGGGAGTAAGAGATCGTTAGTATCACTTACGTCACTGCCTGAATCAGCACTGAAGCTGAAATATATTTCCACTCCTGAATGTACACCCATCGTATGGGTGCCTGCGGCAAGGTTATAATGAATTGAGTTGGCGACATCGGCACTGCTACCCGTTGTAGCCGCTGTACCTACGTCCCAGTTACCACCTACAGTGGTGTTAAGAGCCTCGTGAGTCCTATATTTATTAAGATTAGCCATGATGTTCTCCTGCTATTCATGTTTGTCCTGCGGGGCAAGAACTACTCCCTATACAAACAGTTATGTAAAATTAAAAGGTAGGACTGCACGGGTTCCGCCAGTCTTATCCCTTTTTCTCATTCCAAATCTCTTCAAGAGATTGTTAAATCTTTGATCGTGCTGGGCCATTAAAGCCATAGATGTCTGTGCTATGTTAGGGTCTTGAGACGAACCCGCCTTATCCATGTATAAACAACGCTTAACATAGTCAACAAGAGCACCATGCAGGGTATTGTCAATATCAGGAGTGTCTGTAATAGCACTTACTGAATTAGGTTCTCCGTAGTAATGGAGAAATAAACCATCTGTAACTGACTCTGCAATAGCTTTCCATTTCTTTCTTGTTGTCGTTCTGGCTGTACCGCTACTGTCAACATTGGTAATAAGGGCAAGCTTGTCACCCTCAACAAACCAGACCGCTACATCTTCCGGGTATGAAATATTACTAGCCATTAATCCGGTGCTGTTATTGCTGATTCACTGGTAGCATCCATTAACAGAATGCCTTTATCAACCAGTCTTGGTATCTTGATATAGTCACCATCATCATCCATTAGATCAACTCTAAAGATTTTATTGGCCTCTAATCTATTACTGCTTGAGTCATTTGCGCTATCGCCAATAGCATAAAACATCTGATTTGCAACAGTGCTCACCTTAGCCTGAACAACCTTAGTATGATGATTACCCATTTCAACCAGTGCCTCATTGATTAAGTTCATAATATAAGTCTCAGGAGCGTCCGGAAAAACCAAACGCACCTGACTTATAATCTTCTTAACTGTTAATGCATGGACAGCCATTATGACCTAGCTCCTATTAAAAGTTGAATTCCTTTATCATAATCAGCTTGTAATTTAGCCTGTTGTTTCTCAAACCAGCCATAGTGGGATGTGTCCACCGCTAATCTTATCTGGGCCTCATTAGCATAGGCCTGAGCTATGCCGACTTTAGACTGTATCTGGGCCGCATAAGACTGGGCAGTCTCAACATAACGCTGGGCGGCCTGTCCGTAAGCAGATGCTGTACCAAGATAAGCCTGAGCCGTAGAACCATAGCCGTTGGCAGTGCCAAGATAGCCCTGTGCAGTCTGATTGAAACCAGATGCCGTCTGAGCGTATTTATCACCACCCATGCCATAGCCCTGAGCAGTACCAAGATAGCCTTGAGCATCCTGATTATAAGAAGATGCCGTACTAATATAACCTTGAGCAACACCTACCTGCGCCTGCACCTGCTGTACTCTTGCCGCTACCTCATTAACATAAGCCTGAACCTCATTAGCTGACGCACTGGCCTCCGCCAAGAAGGCGTTGCCAGTAGCCACACGTGTCTGAGAAGTCTGTGAAAATACCTGTGCATACTTCAACCTTGAATCAATCTCCAGTCCATAACTTTGAGCTGATTGAACATAGGCTCCCACAGCCGCTAAATAACCCTGAGCTAAGGAAATATCCTGAGCTACTTCAGCCAGATAAGCATTAGCCGTACCTAAAAATCCCTGTGCAACACCACCATAACCTTGGGCAGTCCCTAAATAACTTTGAGCAGACTGCGTATAACCGGATGCTGTTTGTGCAAACTTATCTCCAACAGCACCATAGCCCTGCGCTGTACCTAAATAACCCTGAGCTGTCTTACCATAACTGTCAGCAGTTCCTAAAAATCCTTGAGCTACGCCAACTTGGGCCTGAACCTGAGCAACACGAGCTTGGACTTCGTTCACATAAGTCTGAGCTTCAGCCGCAGAAGCATTGGCTTCAGCTAAATAACCATTACCAAGCTCCACCCTAGACCGGGATTCTTCCCTCTTTGCCTGAGCTTGGGCAAGCCTAGAATTAACTTCATTACCGTACCCCTGCGCTATATTAACCTTAGCCTGTATCTCACTGGCATATCCTTGAGTTGTAGCAACATAAGCTTGGGTAGCTTGAAGATAACCATTGGCAGTTCCAATAAAACCCTGTGCTGTTTTACCATAAGTATCAGCTACTCTCGAATAACCAGCACCACTTGCTATATATCCCTGAGCTACCCCAACCTGAGCTTGAACTTGTTGCACTCTAGCTGAAACTTCATTTACATAAGACTGAACTTCACTTGCAGATGCATTTGCCTCAGCAAGAAAAGCATTTCCGGCATTTACTCTATTCTGAGAAGTGTTTATAAATATTTGCGTACTTTTTGAATAAGCCTCAATCTCTGCCACATAACCCTGTGCCGCTTGAACATAAGCACCTATGGCATTCCCATAACTATTGGCAATGGAAATGTCTTGAGCTACTTCAGCAAGATAAGCATTGGCAGTATTTATATATGCCTGTACTGCTTGAGACTTAGCCCCTGTAAAGGCTGTTCGGGAATTAACCTCTGCGGCATATCCCTGTGCCTGTGCTATATACGACTCAGCTTCTTTTATATAAGCATTTCCTTGATTCACTATTGCATTGGCCTCTTGAAGATAGGAACCTCCAGCCGTTAATCTGGATTGAGATTCTTCCCTTTTTGCTCGGGCTTGCTGTAACCTAATACTAATTTCAGCAACATATCCATTAGCTATACCAATTTTAGACTGAACTTCATTTCCGAATCCCTGAGCAGTGGCTACATAACTTTGAGCTGTATCAATATAACCCTTAATAGCCTGTGATTTCGCCCCAGAGAATGTTGATCTAGCACCAACCTCAGCCGCATACCCTTGAGCTTGGGCTATGTATGCTTCAGCCTCTTTTATGTAAGCGTTCCCTTGGCTTACTATTGCATTCGCTTCTTGGAGATAGGCATTCCCTGCCGCAAGCCTAGATTGAGATTCCTGTCTCTTTGCCTGAGCCTGCTCTAGCCTTGATCGAACCTCATTTGAATATCCCTGTGAAATTGAAATCTTAGCCTGCACTTCATTTCCAAACCCCTGTGCAGATGACACATAAGTTTGAGCCGTGCTAATATAACCATCAACAGCCTTTGCCTTAGCCCCGCTAAAACCACCCCTTGCCTGAGCTTCTGAGGCAAAACCATTTATCTCAGCAGATAAAGTCTGAACCATTGTATTCCATTCAGTTATATATGTCTGGGCTATCTTTAAGTCTGTATCAACGGCATTTAAAGTTGTTTGAGTTTGTTGCATCCTTGCATTAGCAAGATCAATATCTTCACTTGTTAATTCAGCATCTACGTCAGCAAGATTAGCCGTTAAATCATAAGCCGCATTTGGATGATCTCCATTTATGTAAGATATGGCTCTATCTACATAAGTCTTAACACTCGTCATAGCTGAGCTTCCAGTAGTATATGTAGACTCGTCTCCAAACAAAGCAGGATCATCACCATCAGCCCTAAATTTATCCAATGCTGTATTCATTGCATCAAGAGCTGTTTCATAGTCGCCACCATTATCAGTTTGGGTTGCGAGTTCAGCGGCCTCTGCTTTAGCGAGCACAATTTCCGCCTTAGCAAGAACTAAGTCAGCGTCTATCTTATCACATACTGCCTGAGTCTCATCCATCTCAGTAATAATTTTACCCAAAGCAGTGTTTACAGCACCCTCAGAATCAGCTTCACCCAAATCTAATAATGCATCAGACTTATCAAATTCTACACTCCCCTCTACAATGACATTATCAACTTTGTCAAATTCTACACTGGCTTCTACAATCACCTCATCCACCTTATCAAGCTCTGTATTTATAGCAGTTAAAGCTGTTGCAAAATCACTTGAATTATCTGTATTTGAAGCCAACTCTGCCGCTTCTGCTTTGGCAAGTACAATCTCAGCTTTTGCGAGGACTAAATCAGCATCTACCTTATCACATATAGCCTGTGTTTCATCTAATTCTACTACTATTTTTGCCGCCGCATCATTAACAGCACTTTCACTATCAACCTCTCCTTTGTCAAGAAGGGCAGTAGACTTGTCAAGTTCTACACTGCCTTCAACAATTACATCATCAACTTTGTCAAACTCAGCACTAGCTTCTACAATTATATTATCAACCTTATCCAACTCTGTTTTAATAGCATCTAAGGCTGTTTCAATTTCGCCACTATTATCTGTTTGAGATGCTATTTCTGCCGCTTCTGTTTTCGCTAAATCTATATCTGCCTTAGCTGTTGCTATTCTAGTATTAGCATTACCAAGAAAAGTATTCATATTACTAGCTATGCTAACAGCACTGTCTACTTGAGTATTTATTAACCCAAGAGCTGTGGCTATAGCACCATCATCAGCCTCCCCCTCTGCTTGAGCGGCTTCTAAAACACCAGCATCAAATTGACCATTAGCTAATATAACAGCAGTATTTACCCTGCCTGCGGCAGTGGTGATTGCCGCTGTAGCGGTGTCTATACCAGAGTCTACAAGGGTTGCCGCTTCTGCTAACTCAGCAGTAGCTTTATCAAGTTCTGCATTATCCAACACTCCCTCTGCCGCCATTTTATCCACCTCAATATTAGCTAAACCAATTTCAGTTAAAGCACTATCAGCAGATGAATTTATAATAGCAATCTCAGTATGCATATTGTCAGCAAGACCCTGAGTCTCATCCAGCTCTGTATTTATTGCCGTTAAAGCAGTATTAATATCGTTTTCCGTATCAGCTTCCCCAAGATCAAGAACAGTATCACATTTATCAAATTCTAAATTTGCTAGTTCTACTGCTGTATTTATACGACCTGCGGCAGTTGCTATAGCGGCAGTTGCAGTATCTATACCGGCATCAACAAGAACTAAGGCTTCATCAAGTTCACCATTTGCCAAAGCTATCTCAGCACCAACTTTATCCACTTCAGCATTTGCCAACACAACCTCAGCCGCCATCTTGTCTGCTTCGGCATTAGACAATGCAACCTCAGCAGTTGCCTTATCTGCCTCTGCATTAGCTAAAACAACCTCAGCCGCCATCTTATCCACCTCAACATTAGCTAAATCTATCTCCGCCTTGGCTGTGGCTATTCTGGTATTTGCATTACCAAGTGCTGTTGTAGCACTGGATATAGTAGTAACAGCACTATCAGCCTGTGTATTTATTAAATCTAAAGCAGTGTCAATCTTACCATCGTCAGCTTCGCCCTCAGCTTGGGCCGCCTCTAACACAGCCGCATCAAACTGTGCATTAGCAAGGGCTACCGCTGTATTAATTCTTCCTGCCGCTGTAGTTATTGCGGCTGTGGCTGTATCAACACCTGAGTCAATTAATGTAGCCGCCTCATCTATTTCAGCATTAGCAAGCCCAATCTCAGTTACCGCCTTATCAACTTCAGCATTAGCTAAATCAACTTCAGCAGATATTTTATCCGCTTCTGTATTTGAAAGAGCCACCTCTGCTGTAGCCTTATCCACCTCAGCGTTTGCTAAAACGACTTCTGCCGCCATCTTATCAGCCTCTGTGTTCGCCAAGCCAATCTCAGTGGCAATCTTATCAGCCTCAGTATTGGCTAACCCTATCTCAGTTGCAATATTGTCAGCTATTGTCAAACACTCGTCAACTTCAGCATTAACAGCAGTTAGGGCTGTTGTAATATCTGAATTAGATGTTTTGTTGCCTAAAACATTCTGCAATGATTTTACAGAAGCATATAATGGGATTAAATATTCAGCTTCATCTGGGAATGCCGCTATTGCTGAATCTCCATATGCAACAGAAGGATACTGCACCTCTGAATACACAGAAGACCCGCTACTGGGAGCAATGTCTATCGTGTTATTTTTAATATAATATATGGGGTCTGTAGTGGTAGCCGCATTCATGTCGCCAGAATCTAAAGCCCTGCCTACCATACGGGATGGTATATACCTGCAAGGCTGGGCTATTGTGCCGTCACTTCTGGTCGCATACATCACCTTGCCGGTATTTAATGTCTGCGGAGTACCGGATGTAAAACTTTGCTCACTGGTACATAACTCTAATAAATCATCCGGTAAGACGTTAATAACCTCCTTAGCACCATCTGTAAGGAACTGCGTCAACTCTGTCTGAGTCGGAGCACTGCTCCCGTCTATGGAAAGGCTGGTTAATCCCTCTACCTGCGCTTCAAAAGTAGCCATTTATTACTTCTTCTTTTTGCGGGCGGCCCTCCGTTTTCTAGCTTTCTTAGCCGCCGCTTTCCCCTTTTTAGTGTAAGGATAATGCTTTTTACCAACCTTAGGCATAGCCAATTCTCCTTTTCATTTCACTCATATTGTGATCCATGCTCTGGGAAGTCAGCTCAACATCTGTTCTTTTGCCAATATCAGAAGTCATCCAAAGATTGGTAGTGTACCTAATCTTAGATGCCTTTTTACCGCAATCCCTGCAATAAAACCAGCCTCCCTTATTAGGAGTCTGGCAGTGTACACAATTCTTAATCTTCATAATTCTCATGGTTTCAGGGGCCATCCTTTATACGACAGCCCCTACAGTACCAAAAACTGCTATCCTTATTTATTCGGAAAATTAGACTCCAGCCGCACCAACTAGGTGGACTGTTCCAACTGCTGTCATTATATGACCGCTCAAGTGCCAATTAGTACCATCACAAACAAAAGACATTTTTAAGCCTTCTGACGATTGTGCAACAGAGCCATCAACTGTTATTGTTGAAATACCAGCAAAGGCATCTATTGTACTGTTTGCCGCTAATGTAATAATACCACCATAAATATCAGTACCAGCGGCACCAGTATTTATAATGAAATCTGCATCATCGTCAGAATCGACGGTAAAACAAAAATCATAATTAACACCTGCCACAGCCGCAGAGGCTGTTGGCAATGTTACGGTTACATTATTATCAACGGTTGACATATCAACAGCGAAGAGAGTGCCTGATTGAGCGGCTAGTAATGTAATAGACCTTGCGGCCCCATTATCTATATACTCAACAGCCCTTTCTCCTGTTTGATATTTTCCACTTGATTTTTCTTGTAGGTCTGATCTCATAACTTAACTCCTTATAATGATTCTATGTTATACAGAGCGTGAGACTCAGAGAGAGTTACTTCAAGACCGGATTCGGTCAGGATCATATCTTTCCTTAAGTCTTCATCGTCTGATTGAACATTAGAAATCACATGGGTGTCACGATTAACGCCATTTCCAACAAGCGGCCTATAAGCAACCTGACTCATATCAGCCATAAGCATGAAACCGGATGCGATACCACGGAAAAGTGGTTCCTTTACCAGATTCAAACGTCCATGAATGGTGTCAATAACCATAATGGAGTGACCGAATGCGCCCTGACGGGAATCAAAGTTATACTGGTATGCTTGTGCAGGAGTACGAGAACTGCCTTCTGCGGCGTGGTTCAAAGAACCTGCCAAGAAAGTAGAACTGCCCAGTTTATTAAAGAATGTAATAACCGGGAGACTGCAAAGTACCAATTTATCACTTGATCCGCCACGTGCGGGGTCAAAGATTACTTCTAAGTCGGAAAGCAGGCGATCATATGTAAACTCAGACTGAGCCGCAGTACGGTAGTAAGAGCTTCCAGAAGAGTATGAAAGTGCCGCATCAGATGCAGACGGGTTCACATTCTTCACAATATGACCAACAATGCCTTCGGTGTACTGAATGCCACCTACCCGGGCTTTTTGCCCGAATAGCATGGCCCGCTCAATATCAACCTTATGCTCACGTAATTTATCCGCCCAGATACGAGACCATTCGTCTGCGTATCCCCGGTATCGGGTAGCAATCGCTGTATTTGTCATCTCAGCCGCTGTCTTGAAAATCTGGGTATACCCATAATTATCTTCAAGCTCGCTTGACCAGACATCAGGAGCACCAGAACCTTCTTCAAACGATGTGCCAATAATTTGACAACTATCGTCATCAGCAAGAACATTATATCCGCTAACATTAGAGTTAGAGACATCAATGATCTTACCGGTGAAGGAAGATGTGGAGCCTAGATCAGAGACAGAAGAATCAACACGGACAATAGTATGTCCGATACCAGCAGTACTGTCTACTGTGTTTACAACAAACACCATACCTTTGATCAGCCAGTCAACCGATGCGCCGCCACTCGTGTCAACCGTGAATGAGTAAGACGAACCTGCCGATACGGCAGAGCCACCATTCACAGCCGCCGCAAGCAAGAATGCACGGTCTGTCCAGTTTACCTTATTCCGATTTTCGAGATAACGGAATATGGGATCATCAGTAGGTGCCTTAGCTACCTTACTAAGGTAGACGAAAAATGGAGATTCCTCCGGTGCTAATTCAGCAACACGGTCTCCAAAGTTATATAATCGTCTACGATCCGGAGCGGTACCTACGCCAGCAGAGGTTGTTGATGCGGTAATATCGCTGGACTTTAAAGTTCCAGCGTTATATGAAAGTGCCATTTGTTACCTCTATTGTTTAGGATTTGTTAGTTAGGGAAGTGCCGTTCCACTACCGCTACCCATGATAGTATCCCAAATTTTGTCCTGATCGGACTTGGGAGACTCAGGGGCTTGTCCCTGAAGGACACCAGCAGTGCGTGGAGCTTGTCTTGCGGCACTTACCGCTTCCATTGTATCATTGTTTTCAACAGATGTCCCGTTCTGCATCTTGTAGAGCTTAACGAGGTTGGCAAGACCAACAGCTTCTTTTGGCTGTGTGGTGAATGTGAGAAAGTCACGGATATCATTATCTGACATCTTATAAGTCCCCCGCAATTCACTAACAGTATTATTCATAGCCATTTCTGCCTGCATCTGTTGCTTTTCTTTTGCCATTTCGGATCGAACCCTATCACTGATTCTTGCATCCACTTTACTGAATACATAATCATTTGTCTGAGTTCCCTCCTCGGCAATTTCCCAAGGATTAAAGTCGTCACTAGATAACGCCGTCTGCGAGTCCTGTGCACCCTGCGGATTGGCTATACCGTTTTGTATCAACTGAACAATATCGGGTCTCTGTTCCAGTAACTGACCTAAAGGTTCAAGCTGTTTCAACCTTGTATTATCGGCCTGAGCACGATCATACATGGACTGAAACTTCTTGGATTCCGCCTCATAGTCTACTGAAATAGTCCCTTCTTGCTGAGGTTCTACATACCCCTGCTCCGGCTGGGCCGGTTCCGGGGTTTCCTGATTAACGATATCCTCCACGAATGCAGTTTCACCGCTTCCGGGGTTCTCTAATGTTCCAACTTCCTGTTGTTCTAGTGTTTCCATAATATCTCCAGTTAGATGTCTCTATGCTTCCGG